GGGCAACTTCTGGATGGGTTGTGGCGCTTACTTCCCGAATGAACCGCGATGTCATCCAGCCCAAGTACTTCGACAACGGCTTTGTTCCCGCAGGGAGTTCCCACCGTCCCTTTATCCCAGACCGCGAGATCGAGAAAGACGGCTGGCGCGTCTCCGACCAGGTGCTCAAGCTCAAAAATGGCTCTATCATAGGCTTCAAGGCTGTCGCAGACGGCAGGGCTACCTTCCAGGGTGCAGGCAAAGACTGGATTCATTACGATGAAGAGCCCGACAAGCAGGTCTACATCGAATCGACTCTCCGTATCGAAGCAGGCAGACGCCTACGCATTTTTGGCACCTGCACACTTCTCCCCCCTGAGGGTCAAATCGGCGGCGTTACGTGGGTGTACTCTGACATCGCAAAGCCCATCCTCGACGGCAAACCCTCGAAAGCCAAGATTTTTCAAGCGTCTATTTACGACAATACGCACCTACCTCCTGAGGAAATAGCCCTCCTCGAATCGAAGTACCCCGAAGGTTCGACTGAAAGGCGTATCCGCCTTGACGGTGAGCTTCTCCCTGGTCTGACGGGCTCCCGCGCCTACGCAGCCTTCCACTACGGTGTCCATGTGACACAGCAACTGGGCCTTGAGCGGCGTCGTCCCCTCTGTTGGACCTTGGACTTCAATGTGTCCCCCATGGTTTCTCTCATCGGCCAACGCTCTGGAAGGGTTTTCCGTGTGGTCAAAGAGCTTATCCTGGAGGAGGGTTCGGTTTCGGAGATGGGCCAACTTTTTCGGAATACCTACCCCACCCATGGTTCCGAATTATGGGTGTTTGGCGATTCCACGGGTAAGTGGCGGGACGGACAGACTGCAAAGTCTGATTACCACCTTCTTCTCGCAGAGTTACGTGGTTATGGTGTTCCCATCAAACTACGAGTTGGCGAAACAAATCCAAGAGTACCAGATCGAGTTAACGCCGTTAATCGAGCGCTTAGAGACGAATACGGCGAAATAGGCGTCCAGATCGACCCCTCCTGCGTGGAGCTCATCGCGGACCTCGAAGGCGTCCTGAGAGACCCCAAAGGTGGCATTAAAAAGACGTATAACCCCGACGATTCCTACTGTAGACGCACGCATACCTCCGACGCCCTCGGCTACTGGATCGCCCGCGAGCAGCCCGTCATGGCCTCAGCCCTCCGTTCCAGCGACCGTATGCGCGACACAGGGGGGTCCCACGGTCATCCGACCATGAAACTCCCAGGATACAACTTTGGAAGTCGAAACGCCCTCTCAGAACGCTGATCTTCCCTATTGTCATCGGTGTTGGAAGACACTCCCAGCCTCTTTCCGGGGTTTTGATGTCTGTCCAACCTGTGTGATGCACCTCGAAATCCGGCAGAACGCCTCTCGAACCAAACTTCCCTCCTATCGGAGCCCTCTCCAGGCTCTCGAAGAGAAATATGCCCGAGCTAACCGCTGACTTTCCCGAGATTGAGCTAGAAGAGGACGATGGAGCCCAAGCTCCTGCCGATTCGTACCTCACAGGGGATGAACCTGTCGCGGCCTACGACAATCTGTCGGTTGTCCAGGCAATCCTCGCCATGTTTGACGACTCCGAGGAAGCCCGGAGACACCGTGACGACATGAATGAGGTGAACTACGACGCAGCCCACTGCCGCCAGGACACCTCCAATAAGATTCCCGGCCAGTCGTCCGAGTTCCTCCCCAAAACAGCCATGGCAGTCGAGCAATTCTCCGCCTTTATACGGAAGGGTCTCATCTCCTTCGGTGATTATTTCTCTGTTGACCTCACTCCAAGTCCCGCTATTGTTGGTGGACCCCTCAAAGACGGGGATGTGGTCAAACTCATGCGTCACCGTCTTGAGGACCCCCTTCAAATTGCTCCAGGATGCCTCGATTTCCCCACGTTAATTGGTGATGGGGTCAAAGCCGGGGCACTCGCCCCTCGTATGATCGCCAAGGTCTGTGGCCGCTTCGTGACCACCCGCCGCCCAGTCGTCAAAACCGTGGAAGAGCCCCAAGTCCAGCAGGACCCTCTCACCGGTCAGAGCTTTCTCGGCTCTACCTCCAAAGAAACCCTCGAATTTGAAGAAGGCCGTATCTGGCGTCTCTGTGTTGAGCTTATCCGTGACGAAGACCACTTCCCAGACCCAGAAGGCGCGGGTCTCTACGAGATACAGCGTACCTATCTTGACCTCCATGAAGTGATTGAGCGTTCTGAGGGGGACTACCCAGAGTATGACCCGGAAGAAGTCCGTCTACTCGCGGAGGATGCCACACACTACGAAGATACCGAAGTGGAGCGTGAGAAAGAGCGCCAAACAGATGAACCGGAGGGCAACACCCCGCATTTCCGCAAGAGGGTGGAAGTCCTTGAGTTCTGGGGCACCCTTCTGGACTCCGATGGCTCGGTAGCCCACCGCAATGTCCATGCCGCGATTGCCAATCGCAAGTACCTGATTAAGCGTCCAGCCGCAAATCCGTATTGGCACCAGATGAGCCCCTACGTGGTGGCTCCTCTTCTCCGTGTCCCCTTCTCCGTCTTCCACAAAGCCCTTTTCGACCATGCCGTCCGTCTGAACTTTGCGATGAATGAGCTCTTTAATTTGATTGTCGATTCTGGGATTGGCGCGGTCTGGGGTGTGCGCCAAGTGAAGAAGAGCGCCCTTGAGAACCCTGAAGATTTTGATAACGGCGTCCCCCAGGGCGCGGTAGGTTTTGTGAAGGAGGAGTTCCCAGATGGCGAAGCCTTCATGCAGCAGCTCACCACAGGAGGAGTTCCCCAGGACGCCCTCGCTACCTACCAGCTCCTCGACCGTGAGTTCTCTGCCGCCTCCATGATGACGGACACCGCCAAGGGCCAGACCCCCCGGAAAGATGTCTCGGCAACCGCCGTGGCGAGCGCCGACCAGTCCACAAGCCTTTTCTTTGATTCGATCATCTCGACACTTGAGGTTTCCTTCATTCAGAAGGTCCTCCATCTTGCCTGGCTCACGATGCTTCAGAACTGCGACGATTGGAATGAGGAGGATATCCGAGGATGTATTGGGGATCAGGCTGCGGAAGCCCTTCAGCAGATGTCTCCCGCTAGACGCTACGTGATGTATGCGCAAGGTGCCACTTTCAGGGTGACTGGTCTCTCTTCCATGGTTGCCCGCACGCGAGACTTCCAGAAGATCATGAGCGTTATCGCCGCTCTGGGGCAATCCCCTGTCCTCATGCAGACCTTTATGAACAACGCCAGTCCCCAGAAGCTTCTGAACTATCTCTTCAAGTGTTTGAATATTAATCCTGACGACTTCAAGATGACGCCAGACGAACTGACCACCCTTCAAGAACGTCTTGCCGAGTTTCCGCTCTTCCAATCCTCCGCAAGCGGAGCCCAGGGCATGCAGCAGTCCCAGATTCCCGGTGTGACCACCGAACCTGGAAGTCCGACCCAGCAAGTCCAGGGTGAAATCTCTCAAATGAATCAACCCCCTCAAGGTCTCTAAATGGAACTCAAGGACAGGTACTCAAATCTCGATGAGTGTTTAGAGGATTACGTGCTATGGTACCGGACCCAGCAGAGCCGGATTGTCACCCCCACAAGTTGCCTTCATTTTCTCCGTCTTGCTTCTGATGGTCTTCTTTTTCTTCTGCACGGTCTGAGGAATCGCCTCATCGACCTCAAGGGAGTACGTAAGGACGTGAACGCTCTCGACAAAGCCCTCAACGATCATACCGAGTGGTATACCGCGAACCACGATACCATAACCGATGTCGTGCCTATGCTCCAGTTTCTGAAGCGAGCCATGGACAAATCCCTCGGCATCATCCATATGTTGCGCGACGAGCTCCGGGAAGCCGAAGAGAAGGAGGCCCTCGGCTCTGGTTTGTGGCTTCCCTCTGGGCTGAGACCGTATGATTGAAGTGCTCCCCACCTCTGGTCCTCTCGCTCTCTTCTCCAATGTGATTGAAGAGCGTGTCGAGAAGACCCTCAAAAGTATGATTCATTTTCATAACAACGGTACTTTGACGCCAGAGGCCGCCCAGGCTGGGATCGCCACTATCGCTGGTCTTCGCCTCGCACTCGCCGATGTCAAAGAACGCCTCCGCAACCCAAAGGAAAACTAAGTGGATCAGGAAGATTTCCCCACTGAGGACGAAGGCCAAGAACTCCCGGTTGAACCAGGTGAAGAGCCCCAACCCGAAGTTCGTATGGTCACACGTAAGTTCAATGGCGATGAGTACGAGATGCCTGAGCACCTCGCCCAGGTCTGGGACGAGCGCAATGCGTCCTACGTCCGCCAGCTCACTGAGCAGGCTGAACGTATCAGACGTGAAGCCCTCCAACAGGCCCCTCCCCGCCAGCAGCAAGCACCATCCGACCCTCAAGACCCTGATACGGAATGGTACGCCTCTCCCTCCCAGGCATGGGCAAAGAGGGAATACCAGCTCCGCCAGGAGTTCCAGGAAGAGCTTGACCGGAGAGAAGCCCAGCGTGTCTTCTGGTCTGACTTCCGTTCCGAGAATCCTGATCTTGCAGGAAAGGATACTATCGTGCGTGCTGTGCTGAATGAAAGGCTCAATGAGATGCGCTACATGAGCGCAGAGGAAGGCCGTGCCTATCTCGCCGAGGCGACCCGTTCCCTTCTAAACGGAGATACACCCCGAGTGACGCGACGGACTACCACCTCTGACCGCCCAGTGGACTCACCTCCTGCCCGTACAAGTCAACCACGCCAGCAAAAAGCCCCTCCCAAAGAGGAGACAGGCTCTCTCCAAGCCTCCATCAAAGCGATGCAGGCGGAGAAGCGGCGTCACGCCCAATTCAACTTTCCAGAGAAGAAATAGCAATGCCTACTTTTACATGGGCTTCCGGCGTACCCAATACGGGTGCCCTGAAGACCTCCTACCTTAGTAAGAAGCTCTATATGGCAGCCATTGCCGAGTGTGTCTTTGTGGAGCATGTCTCCACTGAGAGCGGCTTCGGCAAAGGTGCAGGCGAATCTGTTACCTACCCCCGTATCTCCAACATGACCGAGAGCATCGACTACTCCCTCTCAGAGACCGAGCGTATCCCCGAGAAGGCGCACACGGTCACTGGCAAGGTCGTCACCGTCAGTGAGTTCGGTGCCGCAGTGCCTTTCACCAGCTTCGCAAGGGACCTCAGCCAGTTCAACCTGAAGAACACGGTCCAGATGAAGCTCAAAGAGGACATGCGCCTCGCTTTAGACATCCGGGCCTGTCGAGCCTTCAAGCAGACCCTCTACAAGTACGTCCCAACGGGTGCTTCGAGTGCCTCGACCGCAACCAACGGGACTGCCCCCACCGCCGCTCTGGCAAACATGAATGTGTACCATGCAGGTGCCATCCGAGACATCCTGTACGACACCTTCAAAGCCCCCACGGTGGATGGCAGCAACTACGTGGGTATCTTCCGTACCAAAGGACTTCGTGGGATCAAAGATGACCCCGATTGGGAGTTCTGGAATCAGTATGTGAATCCCCAGGCGAAGTTCAACTCCGAAGTTGGCAAAATGGAAGGCATCCGTTTTGTTGAGTCGAACCACGGTGGCACCGCAGTCACCGCAGGTGGTCTCAATATCGTGGGTACGGGCTCCGTCCTCGGCGAAGGCGTCATCTTCGGTGACGATGCCGTGGTCCTCGTGGAAGCCCTCAGCCCCACCCTCCGCATGGCAGTCCCCGATGACTTTGACCGCCGCCAAGCTGTGGCCTGGTACGGCATTTACGAGTTTAGTATTGTGTGGGACACGGCTTCCGCAGGGGAAAACCGCATTGTCCATGTCACCTCTACCTAAGGAAAGCGTCCCATGTATACAAACGCACGTTACGAAGTCCCGATGACCAATGGGACTGCCGTACTCGACTTAACGTCTACGGGGGACAAAGCCTTCTGGTCCCCCCTCTGTGTCCCCCACCTCATCCACATGGTTGCCGTCGCTAT